TTTCTCCTATTAACCGATTAAACATTTAACTAAAGCTTCGCCCATTACTACCTTGCCGCCTAAGCGTCTGATAAAGGTAAATTTGACTTTGCCAGGGAAAGTTAATTCATCACGAATCATATACATTTGCATACGATCAACGATGGTATAACCACGCTTTAAATCGCCCATAACGATAGGAGTTGCGCCCGATCCGATGTTTGGCATATCAGGAGCTATAATGTATTTCTCGCCGCAAATAGTGGCTGGTTGACCGGCTGATAACTCGCCTTTATCGAACATGTAACGACCTTGACCGTCTTTTAATTCCCAAATAGTCAAAAAGGTAAATTTGTTCATAATGAAAGTTTTTTCATATGCTGGCTGACCGTAAATGTTCCATTTAATAGATTTCATCATTTCTTTCAAATCGTCCGCAGTAATTACGCCAGTTTTTTTCGAGTTATAAACAATTACATTTGGATTAACTAAAATACCTTCGACTTGATTGACGCCAGTACCATTGATAAATCCATTACCTTCTGCTTGTGCAAAAGATTCTGTTACATCGGCACTAATTAAAGATGGCATATCAAAAGGACTATCTTGTAGGTCTTCTAAAGTAACGACTGATTGCACAGAAAGACGTTTCATATGAATGTCTTCACGGGCATATAAAGAATTAGATACGCCAGTAGTTACATCCGCGGCTTCATATTCCCAATATGATGTAGTCAAAACATTACGAACTGGGAATTGAATTACATTTGAGTATGTCTGCATGACATTGGCATATTGACGAATCGGTGAATATTCAGTACCACGCTTGAATATTTGCATGGTCATTTCTGGTGCAATTAATAAACCGCCAGAATCGGCTTGATCGGTACGTAAATACTTGGTATCAATTACTTGACGACCATATTGCTTAGCGATTGGATTGTACTTATAGCCATAAATTTGAACATCGTCTTTCAAAGCCATATGCTTCATAAATATAGGATCGCTTTGTTTTAAAACATTTTGATCGCGACATTTAATCAATTTTTCAAAAGATTCTTGTAAATCTTTATTTAATACTTCTTCGCCATCGGCAGTTTTAACACCACCTTTGCTAGAAGCGAATCGTTCAAAAGCCTTGATGACTTTATCTTGTTCTTCTTGTTTTGATTTTTGTTCTGCAAGTTTTAATTGCAAATCATTATTTGCTTTTAGACAGACATCTAAGTCTTTAGAGACTTTGTCCATCAATTCTTTTTTAGAAGCTTCACTATCTCTAAATGTTTTTTGCATCTCTCGCGCTATTTCAGCAAGATTTGAATCCATTTGTTGCAATTCAGTTTTAGTTGCTTCTTGTTTAATTTCTTCGGACATGATTATCCTCACATAATGTTTAGTTGATAAAAAAATAAAATAAATACAATTTTTTTAATGGAAAACCATTTATGGAATGACAACGGAATGCCCGTTTGAATAAGATACGCGTAATTTACGCGTTATTTTTGAATTGATTTAAGAATATTGATTGATTCTTTAATCTGCATTACATTTTTATAATTATGTAATGTTTCTGTTAAAATTGATTCGGCAGATTTAAGTTGATTCTCTTTATTAAAATAAGAATCTGTTTTTGTTTTAATGTTTAACTTTGGTACAACTGCTTCTGCTAAAAATAGAGCTGTTTTTTTAGAGCAAATTCCATTATGAAGCAATTTAGAAATTAAATATGATTTTGTTCCTTGTTCTAATTCTTCACTTTTAATAATGTGTAATAATTCATTGATTTGTACTGTATTTATTTCATCTTCACTGGATTTAACATCATTAATGCGCGCTAATGGATTCATAGGTATACCAACTGCACTAATTTCCCAAAGATTAAGTTGTTTTAATTTCCTAATCATGGAGCCGTCATCATCACCAGAAGGTTCAAAATCGTAATCATCAGATGTATAACCAATAGACATTGAATCGATAACGCCTTGTTTAGTTAATGCATAAACGTCCTTACCACGCCCAACATCTAAATTAATAGCACCTTCACAATATAATCCTTTTTCATCTTCACGCATCGTTTGAGGATCAAAACCGCCAATCATATCCATCATAGAATGCTGAAAACACATTGGGATCTTTTTTCCTTGTACTCTATAATCTTCAATGGATTTTACAAAAGCACCACGCATAACAATGTCACCGCCTCGATCTACATTGCCGAAAGTAGAAGCATAACCTTTTATATAGCCAAAATTTTGATCTTTAACTGCTTTAGTTTCAGTAGAAAGCAAATTAAATCTAAAAGTTTTATATTCTATAGTATTAGACATATTTTTTCCTGTGGCTGGCTCAAACTCTATTGGTTTATAATCGTGATCTTTTAGCCATTTTCTCGCTTCATCAGCGGTGAATTTTGACGAATCAAATCTGATGGCTTGTACTTCAGTTTTACCATCATCTAAAATTCCCCATATAACATCGATTCCAGAACCAAATTTATCATTTTCACGACGAATTTTTTTATATTTATCGGGCGAGTTTATTCGAGCTGCATGTTCGTGTTTTTCAGGCATAAATTTTAACTATCTTAAGATCATAATTTATTTATTATCCATATTAACAGGTTAAAATATCAAATGGAAGCAAATTTATTAAAAATATCAATGATTTAAGCCATTATGTTTTTTATCCCATATTGATTTATTTACATTTTTATCGCGTCATATTGATTTTTATAATTGACTTAATCGTTAATTTATGGTTAAATTTTAGATTAAATAGCCATAGGACATAACCTCTTGTTTTTATCTTGGTTATGTCCTATAGAAATAAATATTTTAGGTAAAAATATAAATGACAAATGAAGATAAGCGCTTTCTTCGCATAGGAGAAGTCAAAAGATTAACAACATTAAGTAAAACAACTATAAGAAGACTTGAAATACAAGGTAAATTTCCCAAACGCTATAAATTAGCGCAGAAAGTTGCTGCTTGGGATTATGAAGAAATATTATTGTGGATGGAAGATAAGAAAAAATGACCATTAAAACAATTAAAGTATTTTATTTACGTGAAAACATAAAAAGTATTGAGGTTTATAATGTTATAAAAAAAGAAAAAACAATTAATTTTGGCATTTTAATTCATTGTATAGGTGGTGTTATACACAAAAATTATTATCTTTATCCAACTGAATCCGCAAGAGACTTAATTTATGAAAAAATAAAAGAAAGTCTTCATAATTGTCATTGCATTGAAATAACCGCTGAAGGAGAATTAATTTAATGATCACAGAAATAACTGAAATGCAGGAAAAAATAAAAGTTGAAAGTATAACAATCAATACATCCCTTTATGATTTTATATCAAAAATAAGATATGATAACGGAGAATTAGCTTTTGATAAAGAAAATCAAAAATTTTTAAATGTTCCGTTGCTCTATTGTGACAACGAGATGTCTATTTTATATTTTGATTCAGTTGGGGATAACAACTCAAACGATCCTATAATTTCGATTTCATATTTATATAAAAATTGCGCGTTTAATATTAGGATAAAAATTAACTCAGATGAATATATTCCCGTAGAAACTGGAAGTTATAAAACAGCTTCTAGTTTATTGTCTGAAATACAAAACACTATCCTCGAAAAAATCAAAATCAACAGAGAACAATATATAGAAAGGCAAAAGGAAAAAGAAAAAGAAGTAACCATAAATTTACCTTCTGTTGTTAATTGTTCAAACGATAAATTAGAACCTACAATAAAAAACCTCCGCACATTATTTGATCAAATTTATGATATTAACATCAAAAAAGTAAATCTAGATCCTTATAAAGACGCTTATGAGATAACTATTAACGGTATTATCGATAATAAGAGATAATTTATGAAAATAGAAAAAGAAATTCTTCATTTTAAACTATTTTGCAATCATAAAACCATTGGATATATTTTAGAATATAAAGATGCTGAGGGAAAAAATCTTTTTGATATAAAGGACAATACCATTCATGGCATACAAATAGCTTTAAATGAATCTCTAAATGACAATGAAGTTTCTCTTATTAGCTATAAAGTTTTTGAAGATTCTTATAATGGAATAATTAATATGAATATTTTTTCTCCTTTCGTATCTCTAAAACTCAATCATGAAAATAAATTTCTTGTTAACCTAAAGCATGATTTTCATCCCTCTTCTACATTTTTAAATAAATTGAAGGATAGCATAAGAGAGCATTATCGTATAAAGAAAAATTTAAAATATGAGATGCCAATTTTATAAAACCCAAAGGGATAAAAGATGAATGATAAAATCACATTAACCGAAGAAAACAAAAAAGAAATAATTATTAAAGTGGCGGAAACTATTAATAAAATTGATAAATATAATGATGTTAAATTTGAATGTGCTCTTTGCTATTGTTTTTCAATAATAAATCATCAGTTAAAAAAAGCAAAAACATCTAATGATAATATTGGGATATCGCAATTGAATAAATTACTTAAACCGATTTTAGAAATTATCAAGGTGCTTGATGAAGACGATCCCAATCCTAACAATCCAAAATCTATTACAAATTTATTAAATTTATGAAAAAACTATTAATATTATTATTATTTTGCAATAGCTCATTAGCAACAACGCTTGATGTTTGTTTTACTCCAGGAGAAAAATGCGCGCCAAAGATAGTAAATGAAATATCACATGCGCAAAAGCAAATATTAGTACAAGCATATTCATTTACTAGCCAAGATATTGCTATGTCATTAATAAAAGCCAAGCAGAAAGGCGTTGATGTTGAGGTTATACTTGATAAAAGCAACATCAAAGATAAACATTCGGTAATGCGCTTATTAGAATTAAATAATATTCCTATTAAAATTGATTATACTGTATCAATAGCACATAACAAAGTGATGATTATTGATTCAAAAACCGTAATTAAAGGAAGTTATAACTTTACTACAAGCGCAGAAAAGCGTAATGCTGAAAACTTGCTCATTATTAAAGATAATCAACAAATCGTAAATCGCTATTCGAATAATTGGCTCTCAAGAAATAAAGTTTCAAAAGATACTTGACAAAATGCGAAGTATGCATTATTGTGTAATGGAATTGAAACTTAAACAAACAGGAGAATATCACATGAATATGAAAAAATTAGAACTTATCAATAAAATTAGCAAATTAAACTCGCAGCAATTGATGACATATCAAATGATGAAGAAAAGCACCGCATCCTTTTTTTTTCTTGCGTGGTTTTTAGGTGGATTAGGTATTGAGTGGTTTTATGTTGGTAAAAAACTTCAAGGATGGTTAAGCGTTGCTTTTTTCTGGACATTTATCCCAGGAATAATAAGTTTTTTTGCTATGTTTCTTTCGTCAAAAATAGTAAGCGATTATAATTCGACAATATTAGATCAATTATTGGCTACTAATATTAATAATTAATAATTAAGAATTAGATAACATGAGAATAACAACAGGAGTTTTTGTTTTTTTAATTTTTATAATAGTTTATCTAATATTAATATTTTTAGGAAGGCGGTTAAATAGAAAAAATCATTCATTTAAAGATGCAAATGCTAATATAAAATTCAACAAAAAAACTGGTGGTTATTATTACGTAACTGATTATAATATTAAAAATAAAATAGATGACAAACAAACTTGAAAAGTTAAGAGCAGAAAAAAAGCCATATAAAGATAAATATATGTGCTTTTATCTTAATGGTAAACAACCATACTCTGAAGTTGAAGCGTTAAATAATATCTGCGATAAAATCGATGAAATTATTGATAAATTTAACAATATTGAAGAGCGAATTAGCAAAATTGAAAATGCATCAAACGAAGCCTCTCAAAAAACGATAGAATTGCCAAAACCAAACCAAGGCGAAATAGTAATAAAAGGAGGAAAAACCATGAAAATAATTGAAATAGAAAAAGAATATTGCTTAAAACAAGGCATTCCCATGATATATGATAATTTATATATAGATGACAATGGGAATATCTATCATAAAGTTGAATCTAACTCAGTTAATGAAAAGCGATTGATGGATAGATTCATATCTATAAAAGATAAAAATGATTAATAATTTTGAACTTATTAAAAAAAATCTAATCATTGATTTTAATCAATAACAAATTCGCTAGAACATCGGCAATTAATTAAATTTCCTTCGCTAGCTCCTAAACTATCATCACCAGGAATCATTAACTCTTCTCCATCAACTTCAAATGGATCATTAACATCAACCTCTTGAGCGTCTGCTTCTGCATGTGCTTCCCTCGTATGATCGTCAAGCATAGTAATCCATACTTTTTTTTGCGTCATTTCCTTAATTGATTCGCTATTAACGACAGCATCCATAGCAACCATAGTAGTATATTCTAACCATTTCCCCATTTCAGCCGTTGATTGAGTTTCGGTTGTCGCTATAATGGGGGAACGATTAATAAGTCTGTTTTTAAGAGTATTGGTGGCTGATTTAGCTATTTCAGCATTACTCATTTCTGTATCAGCTAATGCTGCTTCAATTTCAGCATCTTTTGTTGCCTTTTCCATATTATCACGAGTAGTATCCATTATTTTATGGCTCATTAAGTGTGAACGTTGCGCAGAATATCCCTTAATATTAGCGTCTAATTTGCGCTGTATTACATTATTATTGTCTGGGTTGCCGATTATATCCCTAAGATTGTTTGAGAATGTAGATGCGGTTTTTATGCCATGATCATTGAGTATTTTTTCCAGTTCTTTTTGATATGAAGAAAGATCAATTGCGGCTCCATGCTTAGAATAATGCTCGTCATAATCTTTAACTATTTGATTAAACAAAGAATTTACTTGCTTATTTAGAGCGGGTTCTAATTTTAGTTTTTTAGCATAATCATTAGCCGCTTGTTTGGCTAGTTTGTTAAATTGTTCTTTAGTTAAAGCCAAAACTATTCCCCAAAATGTCTATTTGCTAATTCGTTAATTTCGTTTTCAGTAAAACGTGGCGTACCGTCTTTATTCACTTGCAATTTTAATTTACGCATAAATTCTTCTTTAGTTGCGCGTTGTTCTGCTTTTTGATTTTCTGCTGCTTCTGCCGCATCTGATTGATCACTACCACGTGCTAATTGTTCATCTTGTGTTTCGCTAGGTTGTGGCGATTCAGAATTATTGGTACTAACAACATTAGCATAGGCACTATCACCTATTGAATATTCATCGTTATCATCTGTAGCAATAGGTACGGCTCCCATAGTCCCATAAACATATTGACCACCATCTAATGGCTCGGCTTCTGATTCTTTACGTAATTCATTGATTGTATAAATTGCAGTATTTTTCTTGATTTGCAATTGCGCATTACGTTCTGGTTCGAGTTGAGGAATATCTTTAGGGTTAAAAGTAATTGCAAATCGGTCTTCTTGGGGATTATAACGTGGCATTAAAAAGTTAGTGAGTTCACGATCAAATCTTTGACGCAATGGAATAACAGCGTCTTTAAATAGATAATATTGTGATGATTCATAATTATCATATGTCATATTCTCAGCATTAACAAGAGGCAAAGGAATGTCAAGAGCTTTATAAATGGTCTCGGCAGTATGAGTCATCATTTTAACATAATCCATGTCACGCATAGTATGCAATACATCTTGATAAGTCGTTTCGTTTCCTAACAAAATATTACGCCCAGAATTATTTGATCCTGAAAATGCATAATCAATTTGTTTTTGTAATTCTGTTCTACGCTTATCATCCAGTGGCATTTTTGAAGTAAAGATACCACTTAAACGCGATGATCTTAATAGTAAAGATAAATTAGATTTAGCGCCTTCAATAAATTGTCTCATTTCATAAAAAACAGCATTAAGCGGAGATAATCCATACGCCATATTAGAGCTAACCATAGGATTAAAGCTTCTAATATGATACATTTCTCTAAATTCTGGATTATTAATATCATAAAATCTAAATCTTGGCCTATCATAATCAATTACTTCTGTACGATTATAAGTATTAGCAATTCCTAATAATCGAGTTATAATTGTTTGAGCATATCCATCCATGCCAGTTATAATTGTCGTTGTAGCAGAGGGCATAACGCGTATTATTTGCGGCGGTCTTTCAATAAAACCAAATCCTTCGATATAAACATTTCCAGTACCTAAATACCAATGCGACATTTCTTCCATAAATTCACTAAAAACTTTATCAGCGTTTGGAGTATCTAATAATTTCAAAACTGGATGATCTACAAATTCCCCCGATTTTTTATCAATTACTTTCGGTGGGATTGATGCTATACCTTTGGCTATTTTATGCAATGCCGTCCATACTGGAGCACATTCTATCATGTATAAGACTGCTTCTGTTGCAAATAAAACTGGTTTATCTCCTGTGGGCCAAATAGATAACCCCAATTGGTCATTAACAAAAGTATCTTTCTTTTCTATCTTTTGATAACCAAGTTTATTAACTATCCGTTGTCCTGTTTTTTGTAAGATGTTCATAATGTTAAAATATTGTTAAAGGCGTTAATGACATTGTTGCCATGTATCGTAAAAACTGACTTAATGTATCCACTATATCATCATGTTCACTTTTTGGAAAGCCCGACACTTCAGTTATAAAATCATAAACCCATTTATAATTTTCTGGAAAAATATCAGATTTTGGCAAAAATACACGACCTGCAGCAATTATATCACTTATAGCATAAACACGTGCAACTTTATCCCCTTCTGGTTTAAAAGGATGAACACCAAGTGATGATTGCATTTCTTGTTTAAATGCTTTTACCGACGCTGCATCTTCAAT